ATGTTTAATCAAAATGTGGCGGCTGGTCAGTTTGGTAATCAAGCATTGAACCAAATGAACGCTAATCAATTAGCTAATCTTGGCTTTAACAATGCTTTAAACCAACAAGGTTTTGCAAACCAATTAGCTGGCACACAAATGAACAACGCTGCATTAGCACAAGGATTTGGTAACCAATTACAAAACGCTAATTTAACTAATGCCGCAAATCAGCAAGCCTATAACCAGGCTATGACTAATTACAATTTGCCGCTTAATACATTAAGTGCATTGCGTACTGGCGCACAAGTTCAAAACCCATCGTTTATTAATGCACCGCAACAAGCTACAACAAGTGGTGCTGACATTTTGGGCGCATCACAAATGGGCTACAACGCTCAAATGGGTGACTTTAATGCTAAACAAGCTGCCCAAGACAGCCTTAATAAAGGAATATTTCAGCTTGGTGGTGCTGCACTTATGTCAGACATACGCACTAAAGAAAACATTAAACAGATTCATTGGTTGCCTAATGGTTTACCAGTATATGAATACGAATACAAAGCAGAGTTTAAGGATCATCCTTTGGCTGGTCACGGTAAGTTTGTTGGTGTTATGGCACAAGAAGTTGAATTGGTGCAACCTGAAGCGGTTATTACCAATACAGACGGTTACAAAATGGTTAATTACGGAGTTCTAAATGCCTAATCCATATATTACTAATGTAAGCCCTTATATGCAGCCAATGAATCCGCAAGAACAGCAAGGTTTAATGCCTGTTTTTCAAAACATTGCAGCGCAACAAGCAGCCCAAAATGCGGCAATGCAACAAGGTCAAGCATTAACGCAAGCTGCTGGTCAAATTGGTAAAGAAGGTGGTGGAAATCAAATGGCTTTGGCAGCAATGTTGCGTAAAAAACCCGACCAAGCAGGTATAAATGCTCAAGATGCACAAATGGGTGGTTTAAGCACTTACAACCCAATGACCCAATATGGTATTTCACAGCAATACGGAACAGATATGTATTCGCCACAAAGCAGGATGCTTGCAGCACAGGAAAGAGGGTTTTAATTATGGCTATCAATCTAGCAGGAACACTACCACCCGAACTGTACGAACAGCAACAACAGTTAAACCGCCAGCAACAAATGGCGCAAATGTTAATGCAACAAGGTCAGCAACAGCCACAAGGCCAAATGGTTAGTGGTCGTTATGTTGCCCCTAGTTTCTTTCAATACGCTGCACCCTTGTTGCAAAGTTTTATAGGTCAAAACCTTGCTGAAAAAGGCGATAAAAAAGCATTGGAATTAGCTGCTGGATTGCGTAAGCGTTACGGTGAGGAATTAGAACAATTCCGTAAACTTCAACAAGGCACACCTGCTGTTGAAGGCGGTATTTATGGTGCTGACAACAAACTTACCATGCAAACTACGCCTGATATGTTTGACGCAAATATGACACTAAATCCACAGTATAGACAAGTTGCCCCCGTTGCTGCCGTAGCACCAAATCCCCAAAGTGCTAACTTGTTTGCTGCAACCGCATATAACCCTGCATTACAAGCTGTTGGAATGAAGAATTTGACCCAAGGGCCAAAATGGGAAAAAGCCAGTTTTACTGATGAAAAAACAGGCAAAACCCGTGAAGGTGTTATTGATGTAAATTCACCTGATCCAATTAGTTCGTTCCAAATTGGTGGTGTTAAACCTGAAATGTCTGCGTATGAGCGAGCTAGTTTAAATTTACGGGCTGGCGATCAAGCTATTGCAAGCGCAAACCTTATGTACAACACAGGTATGACTGTTGGCGGTAGACCTGCTGGTATGCCTACTGGCGCACCAATGGTTAATGTTCCTACCAGCGCACCCATGAACGCACCGATGGGTAATGTACCTGCTGGTAATGTGCCAATGGTTAATGCACCTGCACAACCATCTAAAGATAATTTTGCACCTGCCGTACAGCCGCAATATCAATACAATCCAATTTTATCGCCAAAAGCAAACCAAGAAGCGGCAGCAAAATTTAGCGAAGAATTAGGCAAAAATCAACGAAACGCTAAAGATAGCTTTGATTTGATGAAAGCAGCTTCAACTTTGTTAAGTTCAGAAGCACCAAGTTCAGGCAGATTGTCTAACATTATTACTGGAACTGGAGAAATATTTGGTTACAGCGGCAATGCCTCTAAAGCTGATGCTCAATTAAAATTACTATCAGGTGCTTTGACAATGAAGCAGCCACGATTTGAAGGCCCACAAGGTGTATTGGATGTTACCTTGTACCAACAGCTTGCTGGCGATTTAGGAAATCCAAATATTCCTGTTGCTTCTCGTTTATCAACAATAAATCAAATGATTGATTTGCAAAAGAAATATTACCCTGAAGGTAATTGGGATAGCATTAGCACCAAAACACAAACTGATGCTAAAACTCAAAATGCTAGGTCGGCTGGTAAGGTTTCTGTTGGCGCACCACAATACGCTATAAACCCAAGAACAGGTGAACGGATTGTATCTACTGATGGCGGCATTAACTGGAAACCAGCAGGGGGCAGATAATGGCACTTCCACAAGGATTTGTACTTGAAAAACAAGGCGGTTTACCTGCTGGATTTGTTATGGATCAAGGAAACATTATTACAAGTGATGTTCCTACATTAGTTGGCGAAGTTCCAAATCCACCCCCAGTACAAGGCCCACCCCGTACCATGATGGATCGGGTAAAGGCGTTATATGAAGTTCCAGCAGCAATGGCTACTGGTGCTGTTGCCCCGTTTTTAGGTATTGGTGCAGGTGCTATACAAAACATTCAACAAGGCACAAACAAACGGCTTGATAGCCCTGAATTTGCACAAAGGTTTCAATATCAGCCTACTAGCCCTGTAAGCCAGGACATATTACAAAATATTGGTAGTGCGTTTGAAGCTAGTAAATTACCCCCTATACTTCCTAATATTGGTATGCTTCCTAGCTATGCAAGAACAGCAAGTGGCGCACCTACACAAGTACGCCAAGCGGCACAAACAGTACAAGAAACTGGGCCACGCATTGCACAGGCTTTACGCCAAGCTCAACCAACATCAACCATGTCAGGCGTAGGTTCGGCAGAAATTCCGTTAGCTATACAAAGAATAGAAATGGCTAAACAATTGCGTGTTCCTATTGATTTAAGCAAAGGTCAAGCTACTAGAAATTTAGCAGATCAACAATTTGAAACTGAAACAATGAAAACCTACCCTGCGGATGTAGGTAAACCATTAATAGTGGCACAAGAGTTAAGAAATACGAAAATTGGTCAAAACTTAGATGCTTATGTAGATGCTACAGGTGCTAAAGTAGCTAACGAATTCTATATGCGACCTACTGGCGAAGCAGTTGATTCTGCTTTACGGGAAACTGCAAACAAAGCTAAAACTGCTTACAAAACTGCATACACAACTGCTAGAAAATCTGAAGAAGGCCAACAAAAAGTCAATGTTCAAGGAATTATTAATCAACTTGACGCTATGGAAGCAGAAGCAGTAAATGCTCCAGTTATTAATAGCGCAAAAATTAAGTTAAATCAATTAGCTAAAGATGGTGAAATGACACTTAATGAAGTTGAAGAAGTACGCAAGATGGTTAATAGATTATCAGGCGATACACCTAGCAATATGGCTTTTGGTGGTGACATAAAGAAAATGATTGATGCCACTACAGAAAATGCTGGTGGAGATTTGTTTAAAGAAGCTAGAAGATTAAGAACTAAATTTGCTAACGATTTTGAAAACATTGGTTTAATTAACGACCTTTTAAGCAAAAAACCAAATTCTAATGATAGAGTTGTGGCTTTGGAAAAAGTATTTGAACAATCAGTAATGCAATCTGATTTAGATAGCTTAAAGAAATTAGGATTGACCCTTAAAAAGACTGAAAATGGTCAACAGGCTTTCAGAGAATTACAAGGTCAAACCATTGAAAACATTAGAAGTGCCATTACCAAAAACATTGAAACAGATTCATTAGGGCAGCGTAATTTTAACCCTAAACAATTTGACACCATTGTTAAAAATTTGGATAAATCAGGCAAATTAGACTATATGTTTGGTAAGTCAGGCGCACAGGAAATTAGAAATCTTAGAGATACTGCCATTACAATTAATTCACCAATAAAAGGCATTAACCAGTCTAATACTGCTAGTGCAATGGACAAAGTATTAAACAAATTAATTAACAGAATACCGTTAGTTGGCCCAATGGTTGAAGTAGGATCAGAAGCATTAGAAAAGCAAAAATTAACTAAACAAGTTAAAGAATCTATTAATTATTCGCCTGAAAAAATGGCTAATGAATTACGGAAAGGAAATAAATAATGCCACGCTCAAGCGGAACTTACACCCTACCAGCAGGTAATCCTGTTGTTACCGGTACTACCATTACATCTACATGGGCTAATACTACATTTAGCGATGTAGCCACAGCTTTAACTGGCTCTGTTGCTACAGACGGTACATCGGGTATGACGGGCATTTTGCAAATGGGTAACAATAAAATTACAGGCGTTGCCGATGGCACAGCTTCTAGTGATGTAGCTACAGTTAATCAGATTTCTAACCCTACTATTACTGGCGGCACGATTGATGGCGCACCTATTGGTGCTGCTAACCCTAAAAATGGTAGATTTTTAGCTTTAACCGCTACTTCTGCTGCATTGACTGGAGTATGTACAGCCCCTACAGTAACTCCTTCTTCTGATAACACTACAAAAATTGCTACTACAGCTTTTGTGCAATCTGCTATTACTGCTATTTCTTCAGGTGTTACTAGCTTTAACACTCGATCAGGTGTGGTTACTTTAATTTCTGCCGATGTCACTACAGCATTAGGGTATACCCCTTATAACGCTGGCGGTGCAACTGTTATTACTACAAGCAATATTGGTACTTATGCTCCTACATTAACTGGTACAGGTGCTGTTGGCACATGGGGTATTTCTATTAGCGGTAATGCTGCAACCGCAACTACAGCAACTAATGCAACTAGTGCAACTAGTGCAACTACTGCTAGTGGATTAACAGGTAGCCCAACAATTACAGTTACTCAAGTAAATACAGGCACAATTAATACAACTGGAAGCACACTTTCATTAAGTATTAGTGGCACTCCTTATGTATCGGTTAACAATGTAAATATCTTTTTTCCTAATACTGACAATACAATATCACTAGGTGCTGGAGCAAATCGTTGGTCTGTAGTTTATGCAGCTACAGGCACAATTAATACTTCTGATGCCAGCAGTAAACAACAAATTAAAGACCTATCCGCAGCAGAAAAAGCAGTAGGTCAAGCACTTAAAGGAATGATGAAATCCTTTAAATTTAATGATGCGGTGCAAAAAAAGGGTGCAGAAGCTCGTATCCATTTTGGTGTAATTGCACAAGATGTGAAATCTGCTTTTGAAGCTCAAGGCTTAAATGCTGAAGATTACGGTGTATTTTGCTCTGATGATTTACCTGGCGGTGGTACTCGTTTAGGTGTTAGATATGATGAATTATTTGCTTTAATTATAGGTTCTTTATAAACATAACACGTAAAAGGTTTGAGTATGTCTTTTGAAATTGACCCAGTACGATACGGCCAACTTTGGGAAAAGGTTGATACTCTAACTCAAAAAGTGGATAAGTTAGAAGAAGGCATGGAAGAACTGCTTGCTTTAGCCAATAAAGGCAGGGGCGGTTTTTGGGTCGGTATGATGGTTGTATCAGGCATTAGTTCAATAGTAGGTTTTATAGCCCACTATTTTTCTACAAAATGATTTTAGAAACCATTATTGGTGCATTAGTGCCTGTAGGTGTAGAAGGCATTAAACAGCTTATAGGGCGTTTTAACGGTGGAGTTCGCCCAACCACCATTGCAGAGCA